AATCGTAAATCAAATTTATGGAAGATTCCTCTTTTACAGAAAGAATTACATAGTCCTATAGCTATCATACAAGAATTAGCAAAATCTAAACGTTCTAACTATGAATGGCAAACATTAGAATGTGAACCTGTATTTGATGTATTAAAGCGTAAAACTGTAGCAAGTGATAAAACATTTGAATCTGTAACTCTTGGTAGAAATCCTGATCCTGTATGGTATCCATGTATTCAAACTATGATGGCTGGTACTGGTCAAGGATCAAGACATCAAATAGCTTTACGTGTAGGAGCATTCCTTAGATGGAGATATCCGGAACATATAGTAAGATTGGTTATGGAAGATTGGAGAAAACGTGTTGATCTAGATACTGCTATGCATTCATTCAGTAAAGAAGAAATGGATAAAATAGTAACTGATTGTTATGAAGGACATAATGGGAATGGCTATAATTATGGATGTAGTGACGTTCATATGGATAATCATTGTCAATCTACATGTACTCTTTATAAAGCCAAGAAGTCTCAACATATGATGGATGCTAAAGCTATGGAAAAAGAACTTGTAGATTTCTTTACAAGAGATTTAGATCCTATAAATATAGGTAAATTATATGGTCAAGATTTTCCTATATATCCGGGTGAAGTTGTAGTCTTACAAGCACCACCTAAGTCTATGAAAACCATGCTCTTACAGAGTTGGGTACAGAAACTTAAACGTCCAACTTATTTCATTGAAATGGAAATGTCACCACGTCAGATGTGGATGAGATTTGTTATGATGGAAAAAGGTTGGAATGAAGATGAACTTAAAGCTCATTATAAACAGTATGCTAATGGAATTTCTCAGAACTTTGATTGGCTTACTATAGATTATAATAGTTGTTATTCTCATGAACTTAATAAACGTATTATGATGTTGCCATATAAACCTGAAATAATAGTAGTAGATCATATGGGTCTATTTAAATCACAAAAGCATGACAATAATATGAAGGTTGAAGAAGTATCTCAAGCTTTAATGGAAGTTGCAATCCAGAATAATGTAGTAGTATTTGCAGTATCTGAAATAACAAAGCAAGCATTTCATGAAGGTATGGATATAACTTCAGCTAAAGGATCATTTCGTATTGGCTACAATGCTAATAAAGTCCTATCATTAACACCATATAAAGATGAAAATAATCTCATAAAATCATTAAAGGTTGTATGTACAGCTAATAGAGAAAGAGAAACTCTCAATCTTGAATTGAATGTTAATGGTACGGATATAAGATGATACAGATTACAAAGTGGCTAAATCCTGAAGATGAAACTTGGTATAAGGGAACTTATATCACTGTTCTTGAATGGTTAATGATTGAAAAGGAACACATTGCCAATCTTACTGGTAAGATTACAACCATAAGAACTAATCCGGAAGGAGCTAAAGCTATATTTAGACAGAGGATTAAATGAGAATGAGCACTGACAAAATGGCAGATCATGAAGACTGGAAAGATGGAATGAATGCTTTTAGATTAAAAACTTGTAAAGAATTTACAGAAATCTATCAAAGTCTTGCAATGATTGAAGAAGAAATTAATAAAATAAAACAAAAAATAAAAGGAGAACCCCAATGAACCCTTATTTACCAATAAGAAAAGTACCGTTAGATTATAATGGTATATCATCATCTGCTTTTGCAGTTCAAATGCAACATGAAGGAGATACAGATAAGATCCCTGAATGGAAAGAAGCCGGTGTAGTAGGACATAATTATTTATTAATAGATAATGATGGTGTAAGAAAAGCTGCAAATCAAGTTGCAGAGGAATGTAATTTAACTTTCACTCATGACAAAACCTTCTTTAACGGCCGTAGTTATGCCTATTCAATGAGATCTGATCATGTATGTGGGGAAGTAGCACAAAATGATGATGTAGCCTTAGGCATGCAATTTTGGAACTCATATGATGGATCTAAAGCTTTTGGCTTTGCTATGATGCTTTATCGTCTTGTATGTACTAATGGAATGATGAGTAAAGATCATTTCAATACATATAGATTTAAACATCAACCATCTAATGAAAACTGGGAAGAAAGTCTTGAACAGGTTGTATCTAATATTAATAATCTAAGTAATGGATCTCAAAATTTAGATGATCTTATAAAGAATCTAAGATCTCTTAATAATTTAGAAGTTACTACTAATGAATTAGGTAGAATCAGGCATAAATATATTAAAGATATTCCGGTACAACTATGGGGAAAAATAGTAGATCTTTACACAGATCCTCACAATCATATTCCTCACAATGGTTGGTCATTGCTTAATACAGCTACTGATTTATTATGGCATAAAGAAAAACCTACTGTTTCTAGTTATGGACAAAACGCTACTATAGTAGATGGATTATGTCGGGCGGTCGCTTAAAAGCACTGCAAGATATGTTTAAACGTGTTCTCCTTGAGAATGTTGAACTTAAAAAGAAGGTTCGTGTTCTTGAGGAGATACTTCGTTCTTACTTACCAATTTTAACAAGGAGAAAAGATGACAAATAATGGTTCACAATTACGTGATAAAGGTATCAAAAAAGCATTAGATAATGCTAATAATACACATGATAAATGGTCAGATAGAGCTTATAAATTCTTAGTAAATTATATTAAATCTCAATATGAGTTTATGACTGAAGATGTTAGAATAGCTTCGGAAAAAGAAATCCCTAAACCTCCAAGTGGTAGAGCCTGGGGAGGTATTATTCTTAAAGCTTCAAGAGCTGGATTAATTGATAGAGTAGGATTTTCTAATGTAAAGAATGCTAAAGCACATAAAACTCCAGCTTCAATTTGGAGGGTTAATTCATGAATATGAATCTTAAAATACTTGATTTAATAGGTAAACGTCTTATTAAAGGTGAAAAAAGATATGGTAAAGAAAATATAGCATCTGATGGTAGAGATTTTGTTCAAGAATCTCTTGAAGAAGCTCTTGATTGTGCTGTATATTTAGCAGGACATATCGTTGAGCTCCAAGAAAAAACAAAATTTCCAGAATCTCAATGTACCGGAGATGAATGTCTTTAATATTTGTAGTGGGTTAATTGCCAGTAATAAGGATATCTGTCCTACTACAATAGTAGGTTCCGGTGCTTTCCTCTAACCAATTAGCACCAAGTATTATGTATGGAGTAAATGCAAAGCTACCTAGATCATATTTTAAATGCTTTATGTGCCGCACCACAAAAGCACAAGATGTATATATTTGGGGAAACTTTGCAATTCCTCCTGAACATCCTTATGAAGAACAAAGGATTTGTAAGAAATGTGCCAAGAGAGAAAATGGCAAACGTAAGAAACTAGAAGATATAATAGATGAAAGGACTAAACAATGGCTAAGAAAGCAGCAGTAAAAGAAAAATATGCAGGACATAAAGGGCCAATGCCAGGAATGAAGATAGAAACACCATATCCTAAAGAAGTTAAAAAATCTGATGTTGATTTCATAGGTGATGAGTTAGTCAAGTTGACCAATAGAGTCAATGAACTTGAACTTAGCTTAGAGCAGATGAGATCAAAAATAAATGTAGTATCAGGAAGAATGGGTCTATAATGGAAGGTGATTCATTAAAATTTAACTTTGAAATAGCTTTAGAAAAGATTGATACTCTAACTAAACATAATAATGAATTGCTTGATGAAATAGATCAGTTAGAAAATAGAATAGATGTTCTAATACTTAGTAATTCATTAATAGAGCCAGATACAGCTACAACTAGATATGATAATATATCAAGAGAAGCTGATAAAGCAATGAAACGATTCACAAGTAAATTAAAAAAGGAGATTGATAAAAATGCCAAGTCCAAGCAAAGCCAAGGGCAACCGGTTTGAACGAGAAATTGTTAATACAGTCTTAACATCTGGATTTAAAACATGTAAGCGTGCATGGGGTAGCAATGGTGCTTCTTTAGGTATGCATGAGGAGGTAGATGTTTTATTAGGTGAAGACTTTAAAATTCAAGCTAAATGTAGGAAGAAATTAGCATCATTTCTAGTACCAACAGAACATGTAGATGCAGTAGTATGTAAGCAGGATAGAGGTGACACATTAATTATTATGAGATTTGATGATTGGTTAGAAGA